ACACTCCTGCTTCTACATATTTATTATACTCATTTTTTGGCATTCTTATAACATGAGTATATCTTGATGCTGTGTATAAGTCTTTGCTCTCAGGAGATACTATAAAATCTTCTGCTTTTACAAATTGTGAACATTGTCTTTCTAAATTCGCATCCCACCATACCTTTTTAAATGTATGCCCAATTAATGGTAATTGAAATAACATCTGGTCTAAATCTGGGAAATACTCAGGCATTTCTTGAGTAATTTGATAATTCATAAAATCTTTTACTCGTTTTGCCTGCTCTTCTAAATCTTCATCAGGCTCACCAATAATAATTGTTTTTACAGGTCCACCACTAGGATATAATTCTGCTATAGCTCTTGCATTAAATTGTGTGGCTGCTTCAGCAATTAATGGGTGAATGACTGTAGATAAACCTCTAGTTGCTCTTTGGTTTTCTTCTTCTTCTTGACCACCACTTGGGTCTAATGTTTCTAAACCTTGTTTATATCTCTCTTCCCATTCTGAACGAGCATCTTTATCTGCTTCATAACTATAAACTAGACCACTTGCTTTTTTCTTAAGTTCATTTGCATCTATGGTTTCAGCCAAGTTTTCTGCGAATGTTGATTCTACTTGTTCAATATCGTCTAAAGCAGGGTCTCCGACTAAAACTTCATTTGCATTTAATTGTTCAACTTTAAAATCATCAGAAGGCATCGCATCAGCAAATGGTATTACTTTTGGTTCTCTAGCCATAGAATGTCATCCTTTTTTCTGTAAATATATCATTTTCATCATAATCTGTTGAGTGTGTTATAAACCAACCTTTTCTTAATCTTAACCATGCCTGTGTGCACGTGTCTACTATATCATCATTATCCCCTGCTGGAAAGACCGAACATATATCAATTAAATTTTTTGCCCATTTTTTACCTTTAGGATAATAAATCCTACCATCTTCTAATAAAGCACTACTAGCATGTGCCCTTGCTATTTTATCTCTATCAGGGTTATATGCTATAACAGGAACACCTGCCATCCTTAAATCTTGTAATAGACTTTGACCACTTGCTTTCTTTTCAATTAAAACAGCATCAGGTTGCCAATCTTCAAATGCTTCTTGTGCAAGTTTTCTTAACTCAGGATATGTAACTTTGTCATACCACATCTCAATGACCATAGCATTTATTTGCCCATTATGTTTAAATATTCCCCATGTTGTTCTTGCACTATAACTGCTTGTTTCTTTTACACTAAATGCTGTGTCGTAAGATTGCACAATATATTCTATATCAGGTAATTCTTTTTCTGACCATTCTTGCCACCATTCTGCTTTTAATATTCCGCCACCTTTAGGCATAGGTCTTTGTTGTAACTGACCTGCACTTGCATAAGAGCCTAAACTTTTTTCTAATGTATTAAGTGTTTTTTTATCTACTCTTGATTCCCACAGCAGTTCACCTTCTTCTTTTCTTGGGTCTACAAATCCTAAATTTGACCTTGTTGGTGTGGGGTGGTTTTTTTCATATCTTGCAGGTAAACACAAATGATTCCATTCCGAAAATTCATTAGCCAATATATGTCCTGTTAAATCGTATTCATGCACTCGTTGCATTATAATTATAAAAGCACCTGTCTTTGGGTCATTTAATCTTGTTTGCATAGCTTGATCCCACCATTCAAGCACACCTTCTCTAACTTTTGATGATTCAGCTTCCCTAACATTGTGTGGGTCATCTATAACAATAATATCACCACCTTCACCAGTTAATGCACCATCAACAGATGTTGCTATTCGTTGCCCATTTTTATCGTTTTCAAATCTTTGTTTTTGGTTCTGGTCAGTAGTAAGATTAAACATATCTCCGAAATATTGTTGATACCACCTGCTATCTATTAATCTCCTGCACTTTACACTATCTCTTATAGATAAAGACCCTGCATAACTTGCATATAGAAATCTTTTATTAGGTTGTATTGTCCAAGTCCATGCTGGGAGAGCAACTGCTACCGATATTGATTTCATATGTCTTGGTGGCACATTTATAATAAGTCTTTGTATATCTCCTTCTACAACTGCTTGTAAATGTTCACTAATAGCATCTATATGCCAATTATCATAAAACTCTCTGGCAGGTTCTATTGATTGCCAACTATTTTTTGTAAACTCTTTCAGCGACCTTTTCATCTTTTCTGCTCTCACCATGTTCAATGAGTGCAGATTCAAGTGCTCTTTCAATAACATTGAGGTCATTATTATTTATCCTTGTTAAATCTAATATATGCCTTTGCTCTACTATAGTTTCTTTTTCTATCTTATCTTGCCACCCTGCTTGATTTTTTAAATAAAATATCATAGCAGTATTATCACCATCACTTGCTTTTCTAAAAAGAGCATTAGTGATTGTAGCTATACCTTTATTTTTTCCTCTTTTTATAGCTTCCGAAAACTCCGAAAACTTGCTTTGTTTATCATACAAAGTTGTTTGGCTTATGCCAAGCACTTGAGCAATTTGATTCATGGTTAGACCTTGAGCAGCATATCCCTCTGCTCTCTTACATATTTCTTCATCAATAACAATAAGAGGTCTGCCAGTTTTTTTAATGTTTTGTTTCTTCTTCTTCATCAATGTAATGACCTAGACTTTCTATAACTAAACTTTTATTTCTACTTAACACTTCATTATATTTTATTTCTAATTCTTTCAACACATCAGCTAAAGCATCTAATTTTTGTAAATCATCATAATCATTAAAATTTTTATGAAAAGTTATAATTGGTTTTTCATTCTCCCAATGATATGTGACTGAACATAATTTGTGTCTTGATTCTTTATAATATGTCATTTATCCTCCTATTAAATCATTACATAATACATTATAATTTTTATTTAAATCGTTTTCTGTGTTATTTTTTAAGACTGTAAAGTTTTCTTTTAAATATTCTTTTATATTTTTTACTTTAGTTCTTCTGCCTTTAATAAACTTTTCAGATTGATTGTCATTTCTGTCTTTGTGTCTACTATCAATCAAATCACTTTCTAAAATATAAACTTTTAAATCCATGCAACTTTCTGCTTTTTTTATACTTTTTAAATTAAATAATCTATCACCTTCAAATAAAATATTATAATTTGGTTTATTTTTGTCAATAAATTCTTCAAAATCAGGTTGCACAGACATTGATAATCTATCAGTTCCTGAAAAAACTTCTGTTGTTGTATACACTCCTAATATAACTAAATGTAATTCTTTATTAAAATGACCATATAATTTTTTGTATTTAAATTGCAACCATGGTGAATAATTTGAAAAAAACTTTCTTATCAAAGTTGTTTTGCCAACTGCTGGTTCGCCACCTATTGCTATTATATTGGACATTCTTCCCTTAAAAAAGTTCCTGTTGTTAAAAAATTGCTAAAATAATCCTTATGTATGGTTTCACTAGAATGTAAATTTTTATCTAATAGTTCTTTTCTGCCATCCCAAAACACTTGCCAATCAATACCAAACCACCCATCTTGCTCTACTTTTTTAATTTCTTCAGCTTGTCTGTCTAAATAATAACCAAGATATCTGCCATCTTTTTCTCTAAATAATTTTTTGTAACTACATAAACAAGTTTCTAAATTATACATATCTGTGTATATGTTTTCATTAAAATTGTAACTGACTGTTTCATTTATATTTTCTGCATTAAAATTAAGATAAGCTAGTTGGTCATTATTTAATTTTTTATTAACCCAATCGTCTTTACCAAGAGCTAAACATAAGCCATTTCTATGAGATTTACTGCCACTTACATCTTCTAACTTTAATGTTTTTGGAACTAAATTTACACCCACACATTGTTTTAAAGTTTGCATGTAAAACCATGTTGAATACCTACCAAATTTGTATAGATTTTGTATAATTGATTCCCATAAATAATTAAAATTATTTACTTTTTTATATTTATCAAACTTATCTCTTTGTGTTTTACTTTCGTTATTATGGTCAATCCATTTTTTGTAACTTGCAAATTGTTGTGGCAAATATCCCTTGTTGTATTTTGTATCAGTTTGGTATCTTAACCTTGTGTAGTTATTATCATTCCAATCTTTTAATCTTTTATAATCTACTAATTCATAATCAGGAAACTCATTCCAAATTATCCATGCAGTTGGCAAATGATATGTTGTTCCATATATCCATGCAATCCAATATTTTTGCTCAAGATTATGTTCAAATCTATCAAATAGATAATTTAACATCCAAATGGGTGGGTCACAGTCTTTATATTTTAAAGACCAATAATACCATTTTATAAATCCTGCTTGTCTATTTTGTAGTTGCCTATAATCCATCAAACACCTTAACACATCCACCTTTACCTTTTTTGTAAACACTATTGTAGATTACTTTATCTTTTAAATCATATATACCATCGCTTGGGTTGGCAGTTTCAATTCTAAACATAGAAAGTTGGCAACCTGATTTTTGTTCTCCTAACATTTTAAAACCAATATTTCTATAAT